CGTCGCTACGGCGACGGCGCTCGCGTTGCCGCTGGCCGATGATCAGTACGCGGTCATCGGCGATGTCTGGGTGAACGGGGCCGGCAAGGTGATCCCGGCATTCGATCTGTCGATCTGGAGCGACAGCACGGTCAACCTGACGGTGGCCGAGCTGTTCGCGGCGATCCAGCACCCGAAGGCCAAGACCGCGACGGCGGTGACCAGCGTTGACCACACGACCGGCGAGTTCACGCTGACGAGCCATGGTCTCGTCACCGGCGATGGACCGATGGTGTGGACCGATGCGGGTGGCGTGCTGCCGACCGGCGTGCCGGACGATGACACCTACATCATCGTGGTCGACGACAACACGTTCAAGATCGCCGACAGCGTCGAGGACGCTCTCCGTGGCGACGCGATCGCGCTGAGCGACAACGGATCCGGCACGATCTCCTTCACGGGCACGGACGCGCAGCGCGTCTACTGGCACACGTGCGGCCTGCTCGGCAATGCAGACGACGGCGCGATCGCGCTCACCGCCGAGCGCGCCTACGTCAGACGGTGCCTGACCAGCCCGCGGGCGCTGGCCTACGGCGTCATCGCGACGTTCAGCGCGGCCGACGCTGTCGGCATCTCGGTTTCGCCCGTGCTCGATTCGCCGTAGGCTGTAGCCATGGCAGCGATCGCCTGGACCGACGTGATCGACGGCGCGGCGGCCGAGGACACCGCGTACATCACCGCGGTTGACGTCCCGTGGCAGTTGGCCATCCTCGCGATGGTCAACTCGGCGCTCAACACGTCGCTCTTCACCGACGGCGGCGGCGGCGAGTCGAGCCCGAAGCTGTACCTGGCGCGTGTCTATCTCGCGCTCCACTACGCCAAGGTGGGGCCCCGCGCGACCGTCCAGACCGGACAGAGCGAGTTCGACCTCTCGGAGAGCTACGCGCTCATCCCGCTACCGCCCGGCGACGATCCGTTCTGGTACCTCACCGGGTACGGGCTCGCGTACAGGGCGACGATCCGCGCCACGCCGGTAGCGCGGATGCCATGGGTGGTATGACGTGGCGCAGAACGTTGGCAGCGATGCGGTATGGCGCAAGCTCCGCGAGAAGCTCGCCGGGCTGCCTCACCGCGAGGTAAGGATCGGCGTCCTGACCTCGGAGGACGCCGGCCCGGGCCTATCACTTGCCGAGCTCGCGGCGATCCACGAGTTCGGCGCGCCGAGCGCGAACATCCCAGAGCGCTCCTTCATCCGGTCCACGCTCCGAGACGAGCGCGACAAGATCGAGGCGCTGTGCCTGCGCCTCGCGCGCGGAATCATCGCGGACAGGCTCGACCTCGACGCCGCGCTCGGCTTGCTCGGCACGTGGGCGGTCGCGGCGATCCAAGCGAAGATCCGCTCGAACATCCCGCCCGAGCTCGCGCAGGCTACCGTGGATCGCAAGCACAGCACGCTCGCGCTCGTCGACACCGGCCAGCTGATCAACTCGATCACCTACGAGGTCGTGAGCGCGTGATGATCCGAGGTGTCGCCGAGGACCTCGTTACGCGTCGCGCGTCGACGTCGAGCTCGAGGTGCGCGCTGTGAGCTTCGCCGACGTGATCGCGCACTTCGCGACCGGCGAATACACGGTGCTCCGCACCGCGCGGGGCGTCCTCATCAACGGCAAGTACATCCTTCCCCAGCCGTGGGCGCCGGCGACCGCGTACATCCTCGACCAGCTCATCACCAACGGCGGAAACACGTACGAGGCGACGACGCCCGGCACCAGCGCTGCCGCAGCCGCCGCGTGGGCGACGAGCCACACGTACGCACTCAACGCCGTGGTGCAGAACGGCGGGAGCCTCTTCATCGCTACCGCTGGAGGCGTGAGCGCCAGCTCAGGGCCGGGCCCGGTCGGCACCGGCGATGCGATCGTCGATGGCACCGTCACATGGGCGTTCGTTGCGGTGGCGATCGGCGGACCCACTGGTACCGGGTCGGCGATCGCCGATGGCTCGGTGGTGTGGGAGTTCAATCAGGCCAACGTGCTCCAGATCAGCGCGAGTATCCGGCCGATGAAGGAAGGTCGTGCGCTCGTCTCGGACTCCGAGGGCGAATACGGATCGGAAGACGTGTACGTCTACACGACGACCGAGCTTCGCACGCGCGCGCCAAACAACCCGGACACGGAGAGTGACGTCATCCAGATCCCGAACACGTCCGGCGTGCTGGAAAACTGGCAGATCATCGCGGTCAAGAAAGCGCGCACGTACTACCGCGGCACCGCGACGAGGCTGGTGCTGCCGTGACGGCCGCCGCATCGATCCCGTGGGTGGCCTTCGAGAACGCGATCTTTTCGTGGATCGTCGGCGGTAGCGGCCTGCCAGCGAAGCGCGTGGAGTGGGATCACCAGCGCCAACCGCGGCCCGACAGCAACACCACCCCGTTCATCGCGATGATGATCACCGAGCTCCAGCCGTTCGGATACGACTGGCTCGACATCGCCGACAACCCAAGCCCGAGCCCGGGGCAAGAGATCATCAAGTTCGCGCGCGGGCAACGCACGTGCGAGCTCACCCTCGAGATCTACGGTTCGAAGAACACGCTTCCCGATGGAAGTGTCGCCGGAGCGATCGGCAACACCATCGCCGCCGACATCATGGCGTCGAAGCTGTTCTACCTCACCGCCTTCAACGCGATCGGCGTCGGCATCCTGGGGTTCGGCCCGTCACGCGGATCTCCGCAGCGCGTGCCGATCGCTCTCGACCCGCGCGTGATCCTGACGATCACGTTCAGCCTCGGGTCAGAGCTCCAGATGCCGGACACATACATCGAGTTCGTCAACATCACGTCGCTCGATCCGAGCTGGGCTCCGGATACGCTGTACCAGCGCGGCAACAACGTGACGAACGGCGGCATCGTCTACCAGTGCATCGCCACCGGGACTAGCGCTGGCTCCGGCGGACCGACCGGACGCGGAAGCGGAATCGTCGACGGTGGCACGGTCTGGAATTACGTGGCCGACGGGCAGGGCTCCCCGATCTGGGTGCCCTACGACCCGACGCCGTAGCGATCGCGGAGCCCGCTGTTCAACCGGGCGCGGCCCGGTTACGATGGCCGCGAACAAGGAGCTCCGCCGACCATGACGAATCCGCTCGCAACCATCGTCCAGCTGACGATCACGGAGAACACCGTCGGCCTGGCGGAAGCCGGCTTCGGCGTGATGATGATCCTCTCGGCGAACGCGAGTTTCGCCGAGCGTATCCGCTACTACTCGGACACGGCCGCCGCCGTCACCGACGGATTCGCCGCGAGCGGGCCGGAGGTGCTCGCGCTGACGGCCGCTTTCTCGCAGATCCCGTGCCCCCAACAGGTCGGCATCGGTCGAGCGAACGGCGCCAAGCCGACGCAGGAGTACACGATCGGCGTGGCGGTCGTGCGCAACTCGCACGCGTACCGCATCAACGTGATCGGCTACGAGATCACCGAGACCGCGGTCGCTCCGGTCTCGAGCGGAGCCGCGACGATCCAGACGATCCAGAATCAGCTCGTCACCGCGCTGAACGCGGTCGTGGGCGCCAACTACACGGCCGCGTTTGCACCGCTTCCGAGCTTCGTCTCGATCTCGTTCACGGTGTCCAACGCTGGCACCGGCACGCTCGCTGCGGCGAGCCACGGCCTCAACACCGGCGACGGCCCGATCGAACTCTCCACCACCAGCGCGCTACCCGCTGGACTGGCGGTATCCACGCCCTACTACGCGATCCGTGTCGACAGCGGGCACTTCCAGCTCGCGAGCTCGCTGGCCAACGCCCTGGCCGGCACCATCGTGCCGGGCGCGTACACCGGCGCCGCCGGTACGAATGACGTGGTGTGGCAGAGCGACACGCTCTCTCCGATCCTGCCCTTCACCGCCACCGGCAACGCCGCCGGCAACTGGTTTTCTCTCGAGCTGCTCGACGGCTCGCTCGACCTCACCATCGCGCAGACACACGCCGACCCCGGCATCGGCGCCGAGCTCGACCTGATCGCGGACTACGATTCGACGTGGTACGCGATCCACTCGCTGTACAACTCGCTCGACTTCTGCGAGGGCGTCGCGAGCTGGACCCAGGAGAACGACAAGCTGTACATCTTCGACGTCAACGAGACCAACGCGATCGTGAATGCCGTCACCGACGATGGCTCGAGCGACACGATGGACAAGATGCACAACCTGGCGTACAGCCGGGTCGCGGCCGGCTATCACCCTGACCCGAGCGCGATGTTCTCCGCGGGGTGGATGGGGCGCACGCTGCCGACCCAGCCGGGATCCGAGACCTGGATGTTCAAGCAGCTCATCGGCATCGCGCCGGTGGCGTTGACCACGTCGCAGTACGACAACATCAAGGGCAAGAACGGTAACTCGTTCTGGACGGTCTCCGGCCTCAACGTCACCTTCGACGGCCAGTGCGCTGACGGCAACTACATCGACACCCAGCGCGGCCTCGACTGGCTGAGCGCGAACATGTCCACGCGCGTGTTCTCCGCGCTCGCCGAGGGCAACGGCAACAAGGTCCCCTACACCGACCCCGGCATCCAAACGATCGTCAACGAGGTGCGCGCCGCGCTCAAGGATGCCATCAACGTCGGCTTCTTGATCTACGACCCGAAGGAGCCGACGCCCGTGGTCGACTACCCGACCGAGGCGAGCGTCGACCCCACGGACCGGGCTAACCGGATCCTTCCGGACATCACGTTCTCGGCGCGGTTGGCCGGCGCCATTCACCAAGTCCAGATCTCGGGCGTGGTCACCGCCTAAGGAGCTCCACGATGAAGGCATACAGCCCGGATCAGATGATCTTCGTGTTCAAGGGTGTTCCCATCACCGCATGGGCGCCCGACAGCTTCATCACGGTGAAGCGCAACGAGCGCACGATCACGATGGAGGTCGGCGCCGGCGGCGACGTCGTGCGCGTGTTCACGGTCAACAAGAGCGGCACGATCGAGTTCGAGCTCGTGTCGGCGAGCTCGCAGAACGACATCCTGAGCAACATCCAGGTGAGCGACGAGATCAATCACGACGGCGTCGGCGCCGTGCTGTTGCAGGACGCCAACGGCAGCACCTTCGCGCACGGCGACGAGGCGTGCCTCGACGGTCCGGCCGACATCGGCCGCGGCAAGGCGATGCCTACCTCGAAGTGGCGCATCCTCGTCGCCAACATCGAGATGAACAGCGGCGGCGCGGCCACCTGATCGCTCCGGCGCGTCTCGCGCCCGGACCACCGCGCCGGAAGGAACACGCTCACACCCCCGGCGCGGGCTATCCGTCACCGCTACCCATCCCCAGCAGCTCGCCGGCGCCGTGCGACACCTGGAGCCGTCACGAGTGTCAGGTGAGCGCCTAGTCCGGCTTGTTCCGGGTGGCCGCCGTGTCGTAGGCTCTCCGGCGGAGGGCCCATGCCACGCAAGGTAGAGACGATCGCGACAGACCCGAAGAACGCGGACCCGTCGATCGCGATGGTCGACCGCGAGATCGGTCATCGAAAGTTCAAGGTCACACAGTACCACGTGATCACCGGCCTCGCGGTGATGGCGCGTGTCACCAACCTCGTGATGCCGCTCCTGGGGAAGCTCTCTCCGTACCTCGAGAAAGACGGCGAGGGTGGTCTCCGCCTCAAGTCCACCGAGCCGGCTGACCTCGCGGTCCCGCTCGCGACCATCTTCTCCAGCGTCGGCGACGATAAGCTCGTTGGGCTGGTGCGCGATCTGCTGCGGCAAACCCAGGTCTTCATCTACGCGCCAGACGGCACCGTATCGCTTCGACCGCTGGACACCGACGCCGCGATCAACCGCACCTTCGGCGGCGACCTGAAGACGATCCTCGCGGTGTGCGCGTTCTCGATCCAGGTCAACTTCGCCGATTTTTTTCGCGGGACCGGCGAGGCCAAGGGGGCAACGCCGGAGACTCCGAGCCACTCGAGCTAGCGGATGTCGAGCTCCTTCATCGAACGATCGCCTATCGGCTGGTCGAGCGAGGGGCGTTGCGGCTGACCGACCTGACCGACGAGACGGCCAACATCTCGATCGACGATGTCGACGAGTTCGCAATCTGGCAAGATGCCTATGATGCAGCCGTCGACCGACTACGAAAGCGCCAGCACGCCGAGGCAGAGGCCGAAGCGGAGGCGGCCCGAGCTGGCAAGGGTCGCGGCCGCCGGCGTTGACGGAGCGGTGAGCTGATGGAGGTCGCTGACCTATACGCCACGCTCGGTCTCCACGCGAAAGAAACGGAGTGGGCTCGCGGCGACGCGCTGATCGGCAAGATGAAGATCGCGCTGGTCGGCCTCGTCGGCGTCGAGGCGATCCGCTTCTTCAGCGGCCTCATCGAGAAGACGCAAGATCAGGCGATCGAGAGCGAGCACCTCGCGGAGAAGCTCGGCATCACGACGGAGGCGGTGCAGCAGCTCAGCTACGCGGCCGACGTCAGCGGCGCGAGCGTCGAGCAGTTCCAAACCGCGATGCAAAAGCTCGCGCGCGGTATCGACGAGGTCAAGACCAAGGGCACCGGAGACGTCGGACCGGCGCTCGCGCGGCTCGGCATCGGGATGGACGACGCCGCGATCAAGGGAGGCAACCTCGACGACCAGCTGATGAGGATCGCCGACGGCTTCGCCGATGCCGGCCCCAACGTCAACAAGACGGCGATCGCGATGGAGATCTTCGGGCGCTCCGGCACCTCGTTGATCCCGTTCCTCAACCGTGGCGCGGACGGGATCAAGGAGCTCCGCGAAGAGTTCATCGCGACCGGCGCGCAGATCGACGGCCAAACAACCGAGAGCTTCAAGGCGTTCGAGGAGGATCAGAAGCGCCTCAAGTACACGCTCATCGGCCTCCGCAACGAGGCGATCGAGGCGTTGCTCCCATCTCTCAAGGAGCTCGCCGAAGGCGCGATGGAGTGGATCAAGGCCAACAAGGAGCTGATCAAGTCGACGCTCACGACCGTCGTGCAAGGTCTGACGTACGCGGTCAAGGGACTGGGCTACGCCTTCGAGGCGGTCGGCGCGGTGATCGACTTCTTCAAGGAGCATACCGATCTCGCCACGGCGATCATCATCGCGCTCGGGGCCGTGATCGCGGCGTTCGCGGTGGAGGCTGCGATCTCGTGGATCGTCGCGTTCTTCCCGCTGTTCGCGGTGATCGCGATCATCGCTGCCGTCGTGCTCGCCGTGATGGACATCTGGCAGTCGATCACGACCGGCAAGGGTGTCGCCGCGTCGGTGTTCCGCTGGATCGGCGACCAGATCAACGAGGTATGGGAAGGGATCAAGGACATTGCGAACTCGATCGCGGACTTCTTCGTTGGCGTCGGCTCTGCGATCAAGAGCGCGTTCGTCGACGCCTTCGAGTGGGTGGCGGCTAAGCTCGAGTGGCTCGAGGACAAGATCCGCAACGCGCCCGTGCTGAGCCAGCTGATCGACGCCGGCGAGTGGGTCGGCGGCAAGGTCGGAGGCCTCGCTACTGGCGACACCGCATCGGACGCAGACGCGGCAGCCGCAGCGGCAGCGGTCACCGCAGCCACGCCCGACGTCGCTCGGCTTCCGGTCGGTGTCAACGCTCCTCCGACTGGACCGGGCCAGGCGATCTCCACTGTGCCGGGCGCCGTCACGCTGACCCAGAGCAACCACATCGAGATCAACGGCGTCACCGACCCGCAGGCGGTTGGCCAGATCGTCGACAAGAAGATCAAGGAGTCGAAGGACAAGATGATGATCGACGCGCACGCCGCGGTCGGCGGCGACCAGCCGAGCCAGTGAGGATCGATGATCACCATCAAGGGCTTCCCGATCGACGCCGCGCTTAGCGAGAATCACTCGCTCGACAGCGAGGTCACCAAGTACCCCATCGAAAAGGGCGTCGACATCGGAGATGCGGCGCGGCCGATGCCCAAGTCGGTCACGATCACGGGGAAGGTGTCGGACTCGCCGATGGGCGCGGTCGCGGTCGCACGCGTGCACTCCAAGCCGTTCATCTCCGACGACATCGCGCCCGACACGTTGCCGACGCAAGATGCGCTCGCGCTGCTGGAAGACCTCTGGGCTAACCCGCAGCTCGTCACGATCACGACGTCGCTGCGCAACTACGACAACATGCTGATGAGCTCGTGCTCGATCCCTCGCGAGGCGAAGGACGGGCAGTCGATGAGCTTCACCGCGACTTTCGAGCTCATCACGCAGATCACGAACTCGCGCACCACCGTGCGCGTCGCGGCGCCGATCGCCGCGGTGCCGGTCAAGAAAGGGCCGATCGCAGCGAAGCAAGACAACCTCGTCCCTCGCATGGTCGATCAGTACGATGGCGCGTGGTTCGATCCGGACATCAACGGGTGGCGGTTCGGCGCGAGCTACAACGGCAATAATTGGGAGTTCTTCAAGGGCCAGCCGACGAGCCAGCCGAAGGGACTCACGGATGCGCAGTACCTCGCGGGCAACACCCAGGGCCTAGTCCCCATCGACAAGAAACCGGGCGGCTCGGTGGTCGCCGCGCCGTCGCAGGCCGACTACGCTGGCGTGCAGACCCCAGCGCAGCCCATCCCGACGGCTCAGAATGCCGGTCAACAGGTCCAGCTGCCGACGACGTCGCCCGACCCGGGCCAGCTCGTCGACATCCCGGTCCCGGGGGAATAGTCGATGCCGCTCATCATTCCGTTTCAGCCGTCGATCCCTAACTACGACTTCACCACCACGCTCGACAGCTTCACGGTGACGTTCGATGTGCTGTGGAACGCTCGCGACAAGGCGTGGTATTTCGATCTCTTCGCATCGGACCTCACGCCGATCATCGTCGGCATCAAGGTCGTGCTCGGCGTCAACCTCGGGCGCAAGAGCACCGATCCGTTCTTCCAGCAGAACCTCCTCCGCGCGTTCGACACCGCGGCGAAGGCTGGCCAGGGCAAGGACGCTGGGATCGACGACCTCGGCGCTCGTGTGATCGTGCGTCGATTCTCTCTCGCCGAGATGCTCTACGGTCCACAGTGATCCATGGCGGCGACCTCTCCACCACCGAGCCAGCTCAGCGGAAAGATCGGGCCCAAGCAGGCGCGTATCACGCTGTACCAGCCAAGCGGCGCGGCGTTCTTCGGCGCCCAGACGAACGCGACGATCATCGAAGGCAACCGGCTCACCTTCAAGGTCGAGAAGACCATCGGGGGCACGCCCAACACGTGCGAGCTGCTGATCACTGGCCTCGCACCGCCTACGCGAAAGTTCGCCGAGGTCAAGCCGCTCACCGGGATCGTCGAAGCCGGGTATGTCGAGCTCGGCGGCGCGGCGTTCATCTTCCAAGGCGATGTGAGGTACGCGATCTCGAAGGTCGAGGGGCCGGAGTGGATCACGACAATCCAGCTCGCCGACGGCGATCGCGCGTATCGATACGCACGCGTCAACCGCTCGTACAAGGCCGGGACGAGCGTGATGACCGCGCTACAAGAAGCGGCCGGATCGATGGGCCTCAAGCTCGATCCGTCGCTCCAGATCTCGAGCGACCTGCAGAGCCAGTTCTCGGGCGGCATCACGCTGACCGGCAACGCCCGCGACGAGCTCTCGCGTTTGCTCGCGCCGTACGGCTACGTGTGGTCTATCCAAGATGGCAAGCTCCAGATCCTCCTCGACTCCCAGGTCAGACCTGACGAGGCGGTCGTGGTGTCCACCGACAGTGGCATGATCGGCTCGCCGGAGTACGGGCAACCACAGCAGGCCGGCCAGCCGCCTACGCTCCACGTCAAGCACCGGCTCCGCAACTTCACCCCGGGCCAGCAGATCGCGATCCAGTCGCGCGACATCGACAACGGCGTCTTCCGCGTCGACAAGGTCACGATGCAGGGCGACACGTGGGGCACCGAGCCTATGGTTAGCGGGCTCGACTGCCACCCCATCGGCTCCAAGGTCAAAGCGAAGAAGAAGCGCTAGCGTCTCGCGCGGCCGCGGAGCGCGTTCGAGGTCCTCCGCGACGGCTCCGAGCGGTGGCTGTTCAGCGGCTCCGCGCTCTTGTACCCTTGCCGTGCGTGCCAGCCGACCCGCAGATCCCGAAGCTCGAGGACGTCATCAGGGCGGCGATCGCGGCGCGCCTGGTGAGCGTGTACACCGGGATCCCGGCTCAGGTCGTCGACTACGACTCCGCGACCCAGACCATCACCGCGCAGATCGCGATCCTCGGCGCCAGCTACATCGCCGAGAGCGGCGAGCTCACGCGTGTCAACATCGGACCGATCAACCACGTGCCCGTTTGCTTCCCCGGGACCGGGGCGTTCAGCATCACGTGGCCGCTCAAGCAAGGCGACACGGTCATGCTCGAGTTCGCTTGCGGATCGATCGATCGGTTCATGTCGATCGGTGGCACAGGCGTAGACCCGATGGACGATCGGCGGTTCGCGAAGGATGACGCGGTGGCATTCACGGGTCTGCGCGCGATTCCTGACGCGCTCACCTCGAGCGCGTTCGACGACGTCGCGATGGTGATCTCGGCGCCGATGATCAAGATGGGGAGCTCCGCGGCGAGCGAGCCGCCGGCGCTCAACAGCGAGCTCTCCGGATTCGTCGGCATCTTCACGAGCTGGGCGCCGACCGGAGCTCCGTCCGACACCACCGACCTCAAGACCGCGATCACCTCGTACATGACCGCCCACGCAGGGTTCCCGCTCGGCGCGGCGAAGGTCCAGATGGAAAAGGCGACCTAACATGCTCTCGACCGATCCGGTTGACTGGCTCATCGACGATGACGGCAACTTCACCTTCGTGAACGGCGTGGTCGTGATGGCAACGGGCATCGCCGGCGTCGCACAGCTCCAGCGGATCCGCATCATGAACGTCGCCGGAGAGTGGTTCGAGAATCTTGATGATGGCGTGCCGTGGTTCGAGCGCGACGACGGCAGTGTCACCGATCAGCAGGCGATCC